AAATTGTTTAATTTGTGAAAGACCCGTTCATCATAGACCTTTGTTTATCTCTTTAAAAGAATGGTTAGCAGAATGCTATCCATCAAAAGTTCCATCTTGTTGTGATTATTATGATGTTGGATGTATTCATGATGGAGAAACAAATCCACATTTAACTAGATGGAATGGTACTTCTTGGCAAGCTGTAGAACGAGATATTGTTATACTGGAAAATGATCAACGAAATAATGGTGACACATATTGTACAGCATGTGGTCCAGATACAACAACCCCTAATATTGATACTAATAGTGTTCCATTTGTTTACAGAGACGCTGGTGTTTTTCATAATACTATATTAGCTAGAGGATTCACTGGAACAGAATTTTGGATCAATGGAGAATGGAATAGATGCGAACTTAGCACATTACTTTCAACTTCTGATGAAGAATCTTATTTATATGGTTATGATAATTCTAGTTATCCAGATTATACACTTGTTCATATTTTTAATAAAAATTTAAGATTTTATTATTGGAAAATAATAGATAACAGTTTAAATACTATTATAACATCATCTTTAAAAGATTCTGTTCATGGTCCAGAATTTAAAAATGAATTATTAGAAAAAGGACCAGAAATTAAAAAACTTGAAAGACATGATTTACTTAATGGAAATGATGTAGATGTATGTAATGATTCTTGGACTAAAAATGGAAGTTTGATATCTGGAAATTTTAGTATTTTAAAATGGATTAGATATGAAGTAGAAACCGATTGGAGTGGAGTTAATATTTTTCCAAATTCTCCTGGATATACTAATCAAATTGGATTTGATGGAACTTATTTTTATGAATATTCAGATGATTTAAATGGGTGGACGAGAGTTGAAGCAGAAACAGATTGGACTGATGAAACATATATTTATCCAGATAGTGATCCAAATTATTTTAAAGTTATATATAGAGACTTATATCTTTATATTTATATTGAATTTTTACCTGATTATAAACAATGGATAAGAATTTCATGTGAGGAATCTTGGGATGCTAGTTCAACCATAATTATTCCTGATGTAGATAATCAAATAAATGTTTCAAAATTGATTCCATCTTCGTCTTCTCCTATGCATTCTATTTTTACTCAGAATGGAATTAGTACTTATACTTATGTGTCAGTATCTGATACAACAAATTCTAATGAAGTAGTTTGTGGAGATGTTTTACCAATATTAGAAACATATAGGGGATTGTGGGAATTATACAAGAAGCCTGGAGAATTATGGTGCTCATCTCATAAAATATGGGATGAATTATCATTGGGTGCAATAATTAATTTTAAAGATACTATTAAAGATTTTAATTCATGGAAATATAATACATTACAGGGATTTGAACCAGGATATGACCAAGAAATTACATGGGGTGATTTAGAATCTACAGTTATTACTTGGTATGATTTACAAATAATATCCACTGATTCAATTCCAGCAACAACCCAAGAAGAATGGGATGGATTAAGATCTAATAATTTGACAACTTATACTTATTGGTATAATATAGTAAATACTAGAGAAAACATGTTCAATTGGCCACATTTTAGTTTTGATGTAACTAAAGAATCAGATATAGATTATTGGTTCAATTATGATAAATTATATAATATCAGAATGTCAAACTTAGTTGAAGATTATTATGAAATTGAAGAAGATATTTCTATTTATGTTTACGAATATTTAGTTTCAAGTAGTTCCAGTTCAACTCCTGAAGTTAGTTCAAGTTCATCAATTTCTGAAGATTTACCAGAAGTTAGTTCAAGTTCATCAATTTCTGAAGTATCTAGTTCGAGTTCAGCTCCAATAGTATTAGAAGATTGGTATGAATATAGTTTAAATTTAAATGATCTTTATCTTTATGGAATACATTATGATCCAGTGACTAAAAAAGTGATGTTTGCGAATTATGAAGATTCGGTATCAAGTAGAATATATAGTATGAATATTGATGGATCAAATTTGATCGAAGTTATAGTTGATACTGACTGGAGTAATTTATATACTTCTGAAATATTAAATTATGATGGTACATACTATTATGCTTATACATATCAAACTGGATCCGGAGATTTAGTATCATTGACACGAACTACAAATGGATCTAGTTATGAAACATTAACAGAAATAGATATTAATATTAGTCAATATGCCACTAAAAGATTTATGATATCTTCTAATTATCTATATGTACTTTTTTGGGATGGTGTTTATACAAAATTAGTAAAAACTCAATTTAATGGTACAGGATGGACTGCATTAGATTTAGTAGATTATTATTTAGATGAAGAAAATAACCCAGAGGACATGATGTCACCAAGTGTGGCAGATGAACCAAATTCTGATTATTGTTATGTTCTTATTAATAGTCATTCAGAACAAAAAGTTTTAAAAATAAATAAAACAACAATGGCAATAGATTCAGAAATTAATTTAAATGATGGATATTTATTAGGTATTGCTGTATGGTATGCTTCGAATTTGCAGTGTAGTAATGATGGACATTTATATTATACTTCTGAATATGTAGATTTAGACACTTTTGATATTACAGATCGAAAAATTAGATCTTATAATTTATCTACTGGAGAAAAAAATAGTTTTGGTACTATAGGCAATGGAACTAATCAATTTGGTGCATTGTATATGTCCAATAATGATGATGATGGATTGCTTCATATAAGCGATTATATTAATGGAAGATTAATATATATTAAGAAAAGTTTGCTTATTGGTGGAGAAATATAAAAGAACAAACTTAAAAGGAGACTTTTTAATGGCAGACTTCAATATAGTAGAAATTTTATCAACAGATAATGTTGGTCTAAGTAGAACAACCATTAATGACAATTTTAATAAGTTACAAGATAGATTAGATAATTTAGAAGTATCTATACCACTTACATTTCCGACAGCAACAGGAGTTAAAGGTCAATGGGCAGTAGATCTTATTAATAAATTATATTATTTTTGTATTGCAACTAACACTTGGATTAAATGGACGATAGAAACTGTCTAAATATAATAAAATTTTAAAATATGCACAATGAACAAATTTAAAAATAAATTTCGGAGGAATAACTGAAATGGCAAAACAAATAATCACGTTTAAAGATAATTATCATAATAAATTAAAAGATAAATTAACTACTGGAATACCAAGAGGAATTGTAGGTATTTATGATAAACTTCCTAATGGAGAATTAAAAATAATTCAAAAATCCAATCTTATAGTTTATCAAGGAAGAGAATGGTTATTACAAAGAGCATTTGGTACAGAACTCCAAGGATCAAATCCAATATTTTATGATAGATATTTAAAATGGTTTGGTTTAGGATGTGGCGGCGGTGAACCTGGAAATCCATTACAACCGGGAACAACAAATGCATGGGATACTGATTTAATTCAACCACTAAGAATAAATCCAGATGCTACTGAAGTTGATACAAGATATGCTTCTAAAGAAATTAATAGTTCCATGACAACTGGTTATTACAAAGAATTTAGTAGTGTCACAAGAAAAGAAGATCCAGCAAATGGATATACTTTTGAGAATAAACAATTCTATCCTGAACTTATTGCTGAAATAAGAATCGAACTTTCTAGTGAAGATGGAAATGGTGAAAGTGGATTAGGATATGCAGATATTAATGAAGCTGGTTTATATATTGATAATCCTTTAACATACACTCCAAGTAGCTCATCTGCATCAATGGATACATTAGGAATATATTCAATTATAAAATTGAGTGAATTTACTAATCAAGTTAAATATATCTTTGAAGCAGGAACAGATATAACATCTGTTTTTCCTGGAGATAGATTATCAATAACCAATTCTGGGAATGATGTTTCTTCTGTTTTAATTCTAGATGTTGGTTATGAAATGGATGGATGTTTAGCATATGTAACAGTGGAGAATGAAACCGGAGTAACAGAAGGGCCATATGTTGGACATGATACATATGCAAGAATAGCTTTAAAATCTGATCCAGCCGACATTTCAATGTTTTCTAAAGTAACATTTAGCACCATTAGAAAAACAATAGATAGAGAAATAGTGTTTCTTTGGAAAATTTATTTCTAATCTGAACTGAACAAATTTTAAAAATATTAAGAAAGGATACAAATTATGGCAATGAATGTATATACAAAGATCATTGATCTTAGTGAATACTTACAGGATATTCCTGGTACTATAGGATTTGTGCCTATTCTTTCTAAAAGAGGTCCAGACAATCAACTTACTTTTATTGGAAATGGAACTGATTTTATAAACAAATTTGGAAATCCCGACATTACTCAATTTGGAAAGAATTTTGGCCAAGGCCCATATATAGCTAAAAACCATTTAACTAATGCTACTTCGTTATATATTACTCGTTGTTTACCATGGGATGCCACATATTCAAATTTATTTTTGGCATTACAATTAGTTTCTCCAGAAGAAACATCAAGTTCGTCTGATACAGGCGCAGAACCTTATAAATCTGAAATAGTCGCTGTAAGTTTTCAATCTATGAATTCTGTAACAGAATTAGATTCGAGATTAACACAGTCAGTAATTACCGATTGGGTTAATGATTCTACTACTGGTGGAACAGGTTTAAGTGATGGATTTCTTTGTTATTTCAGATCTGTAGGAAGAGGTGATTCATATGATGATTTTTCTATTAGATTAACAAAAAGTATTAATCCATATAAACAAGGAATCTATCTCTTGGAAATTTTTGAAATTCAAAGTGATGGAGATCCTGTAGTAGTTGAAAGTTTTGAAGTATCATTTGATCCAAAAGCTAAGGGGTCAGATGGTGATTCTATTTATATAGAAGATACTGTTAATAGATTTTCTGCAAATTTAAGATGTAAAGTAAATCCTTCTTCTTTAAATGTATTAGAAGAAGCTCAAGCAGAATTTCATAAAAATGAAGCAGAAGATACTTATCCAAATAATCCATATGTTACTGATGAAGCTGCAGAATATTCTACTATTCAAGATTATATAGATGCTGGTGGAACAGATCTTGGTTTTAAAGAATGGACTAAGAATGAAAAAAGAATTCTTTTAGATGCTGCTGAAACTGCTTTATCTGATGCATTAGAAGCTTTGCAAACTGCAAGAGAATTACCTCAATCAACTATTAGTGAAATTAATTCAAGAAATGCTGCTATACAAAATGCTACTGAAGATGTTGCTCTTGCTAGAACTCAACTTAATACTGCTAAACAAGAATATGAAGATACCGTAGTATTAGATATTCTTACTACTCAAGATTATGATTCAGTTACAGCAGTAATAGATGCTATTCCTTTATCAAATGGATCTGATGGAACTCTTTTTGATTATGATCTAAGAAGTGGAAAACCAGTTCTTAATGAAGAAGTTGCAACACAAATTCTTTCTATGGGTTATATGGGACTTTTAGAAAACCCAGTAAATAGTGAAATTAATGATGAGATTTTGAATACAGACAATATATTTATTGATATTGTTTATGATGCTGGATATAATGTAGATGTTAAAACTTCTGCAGCTTATTTAGTTGATGAAACAAGAAGAGATTGTATAATGATTACTGATAATGGTGATAATAATAATTATGAACAAGCAAAAATTGCTGCAGATTCACCAGCTTTCAATTCTAGATATATTGCTAGATATGAAGGTTATAGCACAGTGTATGATGTATTTACTGGAAAAGATATAGATGTATCTCCTGTATATCATATGTCAAAAATTATTCCTTTAACAGATAAAGAATATGAAATATGGTATGCTCCTGCTGGATTCAATAGAGCTGTAATAGATGATATTAAAGCTTTAAGATGGAGTCCAAAATTAGGAGAAAGAGATCAGTTATATTTATTACAGTTGAATCCAATTGTAAAATTTAATGTTGGTTATACTGTTTGGGGTCAATTGACTACTCAGAAAAAATCTACAGCTTTACAAGATCTTAATGTAATGAGATTAGTTCTTTATATTAAAAGAATGTTAGAGCAGTTCTTAAAGTACTACATATTCGAATTTAATGATACAGTTACTCATAATAAGATAACTCAAGAAATTACACCGTTCCTTGAATCAATTAAAAAACGAAGAGGATTATCAAGTTATGAAGTAGAAGTTGGAGCTACTGAATATGAATTTAAAAGAAAAATATGCCATGTCAATGTAACTTTGTCACCAATGAAAATCATTGAACGAATAGAACTTAATTTATACATTAAATAATTTCAAATCAATAAAGAGATGGTTTTTTAAATCATCTATTTATATAAAAGGAGACTCTCAATGGGTAAAAATGCATTTATAGAAGTTATGAACAATAACTATGAAAGACATTTTGGTGGAACTAATATTGGGGTTGCTGATCCTTATATTAGTGGATATCATTTTATCAAATGGATAACTATTCCCCAAGATGTAGTTTCATTTTTAGGTAAGGGTGATACTGGTACGGCTAAAAGTGGAATTGGTAATGATCCAGCATCTTTATTAGAAGGTGCATGTGTATCAGTTACTCCTCCTGGCGGAACTATAGAAAAAACAGAATTTACTGGATTAGGTGGAATTAAATTTTCAGCTCCAACTACTGTAACTTATGGAAATAGTATCACTTTAAAATTTTTAGAATTTAGTCATCTTCCTGTATTAAATATCATCCATGCTTGGTGCAGAATGATAAGAGATTATAGAACAGGAACAAGTCATCTTGGAATAGATAGTTCAGCTCAAGAATATACAAAGCAAAGTTATGCAGGTACTCTCTTATATTGGACGACTAAACCAGATGGTATGACTGTAGAATATTCTGCTTGTTATACTGGTTTATTTCCTTTAAAAGACCCACAAGATGCTTTTTCTGGAGATTTTACTGCAGTTGATAAAGTAGAAATTGATATTGAATTCAACGTGGATTATATGCATCATGAAACATGGGTTCATAATAGAGCACAACAGGAAGCCGATTCAAGAAAATCATCGTCAAGAGAATCAGCAATGAGTTTCAAATCAAGTCTTGCAGGTGAATTGTAAAACTTAAAAAGATTAGAATGATGTTAATTTTAAAAAGGTAAGAATTAAATCTTACCTTTTTATTTTTTCTTAAATTATAAAGGAGATTTTAAATATGGAAAGAGCAGGAATTGAAATTATACCAGAATTCAAAGTGAAATTCCCAGAGTATTCTGTTATTACACCAATTACTAAAAAAGAATACACAATCAGATCTTTAAAAGTAAGCGAAGAAGAAATTCTTAAGGGAAGTTTATTAACTAGGAATATGATTACTCAGCATTTAAATGAAGTATTATATTCTACTCTAGTAAAGAAACCAGATGATTGTCAGACATTTGAAAGTTTTTTAAAGACAACTACTACTTTAGATAGAGACGCTTTATTTTTTGCTTTATATCATGCTACTTATAAAGACACACATGCATATGATGTAACTTGTAAAGATTGTAATCATGAAAATAGTGTCAGAGTAAATTTTGCAAATTCATTCTCTATTTCTTTTTGGGACAAAGTTGATAATGATAAACAACCAATTAATCCATTATTATATAATATAGAGGTTCCATTAGATATTAGTTCTAATCTTACATTTGTTTTAGGATTGGTTACATTATATGAAGAACAAGAATCAATGAAAACTTTATCATTTGCTAATGATCAAGATAGAGCATTATATAATGATGAATTAATAATTAAAAATATTTTAATAAATATTGATGGTCAGAAAACACAAGATAGAATTTCAGATAGAAAAAATATTCATAATATTTATATGAATCTTCCAGCTATTGATAAAAAAATTATAGATAGAAAATTTAAAGCAGAATTAGAAAATTATGGAACATCTATTAAAACCATAGTATACTGTCAACAATGTAAAGCGAAAAATGAGGTAACTATAGATTTAGTAAGACAATTTTTTCGAGCACTGTACGAATAACAAACTACACGATAGGTATAATTTAGCTCTTCAAGAAAATATATTTCTAGCTATGGAATTATCAAAATTGCAATATATATCTATAATGGAAATGCCAGTAAAAAGATTTTATGATTTCACAGAATGGAAACTTAAATTCAATGAAGAAATAAGTAATCTCAAAGATAAAAAATTACAACAATACAAGAAACAAAAAACAACAAGTAGTAATAAATGAGCAACGACATCAGAAAATTTTATTCAGAAATATCTGGAAAATCTGATCAAATATATGATTATGTATCTACTGTGTCAGAAGTTGGTGACTTTAAAAAAGTAAATGGAATACAAGTACTAATTCACTCAATTAGAAACTTATTATTGACACCTTTGGGATTTTATCCTTTTGATCCAAATTATGGTTCACTATTATATAAAAAAGTATTTGAACCTTTAGATGATCAATCAATAGAAGAAATCAAATATGAAGTTAATCAACGAATTAAAGAGTTTGATGATAGAGTAAAAATAACTAGTGTAGATGTTCAAATATTAGGGAATGATCAAAAAGGTATCCAAGTGAATGTTAATATTAAAAAGGGAAGTTTAACAGGAACTGCATCATTAACATTTTCTGGATCAGATAAAAAGAATCAACTTAATTTTTTACAAGAGAGATAACAGAATATGCCAACAGAAAGTATGCAAAAGTGGTTTTCTATACAAGGATATTCTAAGGACTTTTTAAGATTAGTTTATAAATATTATGCTGATTGCGGAATATCCTATGTAGGCACTTATTATAGTTTAAATATCCCAGTAAGCACAACAGATTTATCTATATTAGATGGTGGATCATATGAACTTACTGGAAATATGTCTGGATTAATGTGGAATAGAATTTTTATGTTCCCATTATATAATATTGAATATATTTCAAATGTATTTAATGCTGAAGAAAGAGGATTTGGAAAATTTGATCAAATTAGCTCTTTTAATTTCCCTACTATATATGGAATAAAACCACAACCACATGATCATATATTGTTTGAAGAAACGATTCTGAACGATGATACTGATGAATATTTTCTGGGAGTAGATGATAATAAACACAATCCATTAACACCAATATATCAAGTAGTAAATTTTGAAAAGGCAACTAATACTCCAGTAAGTTTTTGGAAATGTAATATAAAAATATCACATAGAAAAGAAAAAGATTTTGATAATCATATATATCAAAATTATGTGTTTATTGATCAGCAAAAAAGAATTTATTCATCTGATATAGGAACTAGATTGTTAGATTTAATTAATAAAAATGGAACCTTAAATATTAATAATTATTATAAAGAAAATATAGGATATTATTTTCTAAATAAAGATAATAATTCTAAAACCCCAGAAGTTCCAGAATTAAGTAGTTCAGTTGATGAAAATTGTAGTGAGTTACAAGCTTTATTAGAACAAGAAATTATAGATCGAACTAATGCAGATAATGATTTACAAGCACAAATTGATCAAGAACTTGTAGATAGATCAACTGCTGATGCAGAATTGCAAAATCAAATTGATCAAGAAATTTTAAATAGAACAAATGCGGATGATGCATTACAAAATCATATAGATATATTGTATAATGATGTAGATGATAATACTTCCAGAATTGATGTATTAGAACAAGGTGGTAATCTAGGAGCATTATCAAGTTCAGTTGATGAATTAGAATTAGATTTAAATCAAGAAATTATAGATCGAATTGCTGGAGATGATTGGTTACAAGATCAAATTGATGTATTAAATCCAGCTACTAATTTACAATTAAGTAGTTCCGTAGATGAATTAGAATCGGATTTAAATCAAGAAATTATAGATAGAACAAATGCAGATATTTGGTTGCAAGATCAAATTTATGACTTGTCAAGTTCTGTAGATAATGACCCTGGAACCGATACATCAGCATTATCAAGTTCAATAGATGAATTAGAATCTAGAGTTACTGATCTTGAACAAGGTGGAAATTTAGAATCATTATCAAGTACAGTAAGTGAATTAGAATTAGATTTAAATCAAGAAATTATAGATAGAACAAATGCAGATATTTGGTTACAAGATCAAATTAATGAATTAACTGATGACTATTTAAGTAGCACTGTAGACATATATGATATTCTTTCCACTAAAGCAGATTTAGATAATGATAATTTAGTACCTGTTTCTCAAATTCCACCAGAAGCAAAAGAAATGAGATATGTTTCAAATATAGCAAGTAGAGATGCTATATCAGAAAAATTTATTGGATTGACCGTATTAGTAGAAGATGCTACTGCTGATTTACAAATTACTTCTGGTGCAGCAATATATTTTTGTACTCAAGTAACTCCTTCGGTTTTATGGACATTATTAAATGAATTAAATAAAGATGGAGATTTGCAAGATCAAATAGATCTTTTATCTTCTACTTCTGCAGATATATCTGATTCTTTAGTTCAAGAAGTTATAGATAGATTTAATTCGGATATATCTTTACAAGATCAAATTTATGAATTATCTAGTTCAGTTTCTGAAATGGAAATTGGAATTAATTTAATAGATCAAAATGGTTCAGGTAAAATTTATAAATTACAAGTCTATCATGGAACTGTCAGATTAACAGAAATTTAATAATATTTTATCATTAAAGGAAATATATGAAGAAACAATTATATCTATTATGGTTATTAATAATTACATTAATGATCAATTTAAATTATGTTAAAATTACAGATGCAGTTGATTCATGGTTTTCATGGAGATTTCGTTCTCATCTAACTGATGTGACTTCTATAACTGATGGTTACCAATATGATTTAGGAGTTCAATTAAGTGACTATTCTCTTTGGTATTGCACAAATACAACGAATACTTCAGATCCTTCATCATGGCATAGATTATCTACCAACGACCCATATTCACTTCATTTAGACCAAACAACTCCGCAACATATTGTAAATGGAACTCCGATATTCAATGTTGGTTTGAATATTAATGATTCGTTTTTGTTGAATACTGGATATATTCAATTTGATATTACTCCATTATCGACAACCACAGTTGAAGGAAAAATGAGATGGGATGAAACCGAAATTGTTCCTGTTCTGGGTATTGCCGGAGGATATGATTTACCATTACTTAAAAGTATTTTCAAGCGTGTACAAAATGATTCAGGGGTAATTTTAAATGTTGGTGACCTTGTTTATATATCTGGGTCAACCGGGGCGTCATTTGTAAAAGTAAAAAAAGCAAATGCAACTTCGGTTCTAACATCATATGTTCTTGGTATGGTATTTCAAAAATCAATAGCTAACCAACAATTTGGTATCATAGTTGAATTTGGTTATGCAAAAAATATAAACACCGATGGATTAGCGTATGGTGTGCCATTATGGCTTTCAACAGTGGATGGGCAATTTACAGCAACACGACCTGATGCGCCAAATACTTCCGTATTCATAGGGTATGTGGTTAGAACACATACAACCGAAGGGGTAATTGCTTTAAGACCAACTGTTATACCTAGATTAACTATGCTTTCTGATTGCTACACAGAAACCCCTTCGGATAATGAGATATATCAATATAATAATACAAATTCTCGATTTGAATTAATAGATAGTCCTGAATTCTCGAATGTTTCTTTAACTCCTCAAAAATTAGGAACTCCAACGTATTCAACTATAAATGATTTTTGTAATAGTTTCGGCAGTGCCGGACGGAAAACTGGCGGGATAATCTCCGATGCTACAGGAGGATATATTTCAATTACTGCCGGAACAGGTTTTGTAAAAGCAACTGACGACGATAATGCTCAATTAATGTTTTTTAATTTTCCATCGCCTTCGAATATACAAATACCTTCAGGAACAACAAGGTATATCGGAGTAGAATACAATTCCGGAACTCCGCGCGTTGTATCGAGAACTTCGTTTGATTGGAATTTAGATACTGAATTCCCTTTAGGCAGAGTTATAAACGAGATTATAAATGAAGTTGATAATTTATACATCGCTAACTCTCCGTGGTGGGTTACGGACGGAATAACTAATATGCTACAATGGTCCAGGGGGTTTGGATTGACACGAAGAGATGAAAGCTCTGGCGGATTAATACCTTCAGTTACTGGAACAAGAAATATTGCGGTCACTGCCGGGAAGATATGGGTAGGTTTGAATGATTTAATATTTTCTGGACTTGATACAAATATATCCGGAACTTTTGAATATTACTGGTATAAATCTGGAAGTGGTTGGCAGTCAAGCGACGAAACTCAATATTCGGTAACTCAATACAATGATATAACACAGACAGCTTTACAAAATATATCTGCAAATAAATATTGTAATATCTGGATTTACGGGGAATTGACAGATAGTACTCCTGCGGTTGCAATATTATATCCACAAGCGCAATACAATACGGCTGCGGAAGCAGAAGCAAAATCGGCGCCTGATAATGTTCCCGAACATATTTCAGAAATCGGAATGCTGATTGGCAGAATAATTATAAAACAAAATACAGATGCGCCAGTTTCTGTTCAATCTGTTTTTACGTCAAAATTTAGTAGCAGTGTTGTAACTAATCATAATAATTTAGCTAATTTACAAGGGGGAACTTTAGATGAATATTATCATCTAACCAATATTCAGCATACAAATTTAACTACTGTGCATTATAAAGAATTCATTTTTGCTCTTGAAGGGAATACAGCAGTTGAAATAAATTTCGCATCTTTGTATATGCATGATGGTACAAACTTTAATCAATACTCAAGACTATTTGATGACACTACGAGAGAGTACTCAGGTGGGAAACTTGTAGTACCAGAAAATATTGACCCTAACGGAACTGTTACATTTTGGGCAGCGGTAACGGCAGTAACAGGAGCAGCGGATAAATTTGTTCAATTAAGCTTTGAATACAAAGCATTAACGACAAATGAAGCATGGGATGCCGCAATGACAGCAGAGGATTCAGGCGATAAAGCAATTGATCCAACAACTGGTGATATTACAATTGTTACATGGACAAAGACAGTTGCAGAGTTAGGATGGGAAGCCGGCGACTACGTTCCGTTTAGAATATCAAGGAAAGATACATCAGCCGAAGCAGATTTGTCAGGTGATATGGCGTGGTTTATGTTTTCAATAAAAATACCTCAAACATAAAGGATATAACAATGGAATTTTTTGATAACTTTAAAAATGACCCTATAGCAACTGGTGTAATATTTATAAATAGAGCAGTAGTTGTACTTTTTATTTGGGGATTTAATCAATGAAATATATTTATATATTAATAATTTTATTAACCTTACAGGTTAATCTTTTTTCAGCAGCAAGCGCAGATTTAGAAGCTGGAGATACAGAGTATTTTTTAAGGACTTCTGCAAATGTAAGTAATTCAGCTACTATATCATTTTTTAATTGGTTTAAGGCTGAAAGCGACCATACCGGCAGCCAAATTAATTTAGCTAGTGGGACTAGCGATGTTATTTATGCTCAAATTTCAAATGACGCAACCACTCGATTTGTACGTATGAATACAAGAAGTATTACAGTTGATAATGCATCAGCAATTTCGACTAATCAATGGACGGTAGACGAATGGATTCCTCATTGTGGAGTTAGATATACACTAAGTTCACGTAGCATAAATTTAAACGGAACGATTACTAGCAATAGTACTGCGAATTCAACAAATGGAGTTTATACCAGAACCGGGATTGGAGTTCTTGTTAGAGCTACCCTTGCTAGTTATTTTGATGGATTATTAGCGTATAGTGGAATTTGGGATGTTGCTTTAAGTATTAATGAACAAAACGAATTAGTTTTAGGAATTCCACCTATTTATGTTCAAACTAATAATTGTAAAGGGTACTACCCATTAGATGAAGCATCCGGGAATGCTTTAGATAAATCTGGAAATGGTTATGATATGACCGAAGTAGGCGGAACAATTGAAAGAACCTCTGATTCTCCGCCAAGAATTTTTATACCCATAGGAGGGCAATGAAATGAAAATATTGAAAATTGCATTATTATTTTTAATCTTAACAGTAAATATAATTGCTAAACCGGTTATTATATATAACCCAAGCAATGGAAGAGTAATTACATATTTACTAAAAGCTCATACTCCTGACTATGAAGAAAGGGAAGACGTTATTATTTTTGATAATGCAAATCCTGATGTTCCGGAATGTGAAATAAAATACTGGATTGTCCAAGACGGCACTGTTAGAGAAATGACCACAGAAGAAAAAGCAATTATTGATGAAGAAATTATTGTAGCACAGGAACAAGTAGGGCTAGCAAATGCAAATATAGATAATTTTTATTCAAATCAATTAGCCGCTATTTTAGTGGCATTAGATGAATTGAATATAGTTTTAGATTATATAATAGATTTTAAATTAGCGATTACTAGTGCACAAAATTTTGCTGAAATGAAATCCAATGTTACAGCATTACCGAATTTAAATCAAAAAACAAGAAACGAATTAAGGGATGAAATTTTAACTAAATACGGAACTTTATAGAAATAATAAGAACAGATTAAATCAATTATTATATATTGAACAAAAATAAAACTTTTAATATATTAAAAAACAACAACATCAAATATAATTGTTTTTTGTTTCTTTATAATCAAATTCAAGGAAATACAAATGGCTAATGATTTAGATAATTATAATAAGATTCTTTCAAACTATCTTAAAATATATTCTTCAAGAGAATCTATCAGATCTCAACTAACTGAATTTGCTCAAGAATATTTAGAATTGCAATCAGTAGACCTTTACAAGACTAGTTTTTTATCATATATTATTGACATGATGTCGATTTTAACCGCAAATCAAATGTTTTATATGAGCACTATTTATAAAGAATTCTTCTTTATTACTGCTAGTTTCAATGAATCAGTTATTAATCTTGCAAACTGGATTGGATACAAAGCTCCTGCTGCAAGTCCAACAGAAGTAGATGTATTATTCACAATACCATTAACATTTTCTTCTCCAGCTGTTTCATTTGTTATACCATCAGATTTCAAAGTATATGCAGGAACTGTTCCATTTTTAGTTAATTCAAATCCTTCATCTACATACGGAGCTTTGTTTAAAAGAGAAGTGGATACTGAAGGTAGACCAAAGGAAATTCTAACTTCTACAACAGACAATACTTCAGTATTAATAATAAATAACAATGCTATAACTGTAAGAGATAGCAATGGATATTACAGACCAATAAGTATAGATAATGACAAAAGAAATGTATCTTTTATTTTATCTTTTACTCAACATGAAAAACATATAACTCAATTTATAATTCCACAAAATTTAGAATTTTATCAATTTTATTCTAAGAAATTAAAATTTCAAGGAATGATATCAGAAATCAATGTATATATACAAGAACCAAGATCAGGAGAAGTTCTTACTATCCAAGACGAAAAGAAATATGATATTTCTTTATTTGAAGAATGGACTGAATCAGATAGTGGTATTTATACATTAACTCCAGTATCTAAAGAATTTGTTTGGATTTCTAGTACAGGTGAGGGAGAATTATATTTTGGTAATGGTGTATTAGGTCGTCAACCAGCTCCAGGATCTAAAATTTTAATTATCATGTATTTGACTAATGGAGAAGAAGGAAGAGTAATACCAGCTTCAATAAATAGAGGAGATCAGTTATATTATCAAACAGCTGATTATCAAGGAACTTTACAATCAGTAACTACTAAACTTCAAAGAATTAATTATAAAGTAGCCAATCCTTCTCCATCTATAGGAGGAAAAAATACTCCAACATTGCCAGAAATAAAACAAGCAGCTATTGCAAATTTAAGATCAAAAAGTAGATTAGTAGCTGATATAGATTATGATGATATTAATACTATCATGGGTCCTAGTTTTCCAGTAGTTGAATCTACTCCAATATTAAAAAGAAGTGATATCAAAATAAATGAAATAGTTGCATTCATGAGATTATTATATCATGATATTAACAGTTTACCTGAAATAGTTCCTACAAGAAATGCATCAATATATGTAACAAATGCAAACTTTTCAAATGGAAAATTCACTATATCAAGAAAACATCCTGTAGTTATAGGAGGAGAAACTTATGAAACTATTTTCAATATCATAATAGATCAACGTTCTAAAGTAGCCACTTATGATTATGTTTTAACTGAATTGAACGACAGTGCTGCTACATTATCTACAGATCAACCATACAATGAATCTCAATTATATATAGCTCAAAGTTATTTACAAATAACAACTATAGATTATCAAATACCAATTGAATCTCAACAAGCTACTTCATCATCTTCTAGCAATGAAACATACAGTGATGAATTACAAGTATATCCATTAATAATAAAAATAAATGTTAATCACGTTCCATCTACAGAAATATCTCTTTTCAGAATTAAAGTAACTACTCGTTGGGGAATAAATGTAGAATATTTTGGAGATGAAATTGTAGTTCCAGAAATTGATTTTACTACTGACGTAAATATTACATACAAATATTTCACATTAGCTCTTTCAGATTATAAAGATGTTCCTACTGGAATTCAAAGAATAGAATTTGAAATTCAAGGTTTAATATTTGATGATTCAATTGGTCAAGATGCATGGACACCATTAAAAAGATATTTCTCTGATGTAATTATTAGACAAGATTTATCAGATTTTATGATTAGTACTGTTACTGATACTAGATATTGGGATGGAATATGTCATGATGATATAAGAACAATAGTTCACAATGTCCCAGTTATTCTTAGTTCTTATTTAGATGATGGTCAAGGTGGAGGAATTTTAAATACAGACAATCAACAAGATTTCGAATTATCTGTTATTCAAAATCTTATTAACAATCTTGATCTTCAAAGTAAAAAAATGTTAACAGATTTCATTAATATAAAAGTTCCAGATACTCATGGTCCACTTATCAATTTAAAATATAACACAATTAGATATGATATTACTAGTAGATATTTGACACCATTTGGTTATACTGCACCAAATAATTCATTTAGAAAATCAGAATATATTGTATCAGGAAGTGAAATGCTTCCAACAGCTGATGGAGAATATTATAATACTGGAAATCAACTCAATGGACAATATGTTTATAACCAAAAAGACGGCTCCTACTCTATTTTTTATTCAGGAGATACTTGGATATTAGGAGAAACTGTTTCTTCTGATAACATCGGCTACAGATGGTTAGGAGGTTTTGAAATAGTTGGAATGTATTCAACTACTACTTCAGATGATAATAAAACAACTCTAGGAAATCCTGAAATTTCTTTATTTGAATTAAATATAGAAGCTGGAACTAAATACATAATAAATGTTATTGATCCTAATGATTTAGTAATAAATAAATCAGAATATATTGGATGGATTGCTGAACGAACAGAATTAGCATCTTGGAGATTAATCGAACCATATAGAGATTTATATATAAAAATTCTTGATGAATATGATGATAGTGGTGATAATCTAGTATTAGCTCATACTGGAAAAACTTGGATAGATGTACAAGATTTCAATATTCCTTTAGAAATATATGCAAAAATAAGAGCTAATAATTCTGTATCTATTAGTAATGAGGGTTTAATATCAAATGTTAAAACTGATTTAATGGAATATTTCATTTCTAAATTTGGAATGGATAAAACTATGGATAGATCTGAAATTACTAAAGTTATAAGAGAAGTAGATGGGGTAGAATATTGTGATTTAATTAAACCAGAAATAGATATTAGATATAATTTCAGTTTAAAAGATTTAACTCAAAAACAACTTATTGATTATACTCCGCAATATGTAGGTTTTACAGAAAATTCAATTAGGATAGATATAATAAGATGAGCGATAAAGATTATTCAAAATTAGTAACTATTACTAATTATAAAGAATTGCATGATTATATTCTTAATTCTACAACTAAAGAATTAGGTGAATTAGTTACTGATTGTTATTATCCAAAAATAGCATCTATCTATAGAGAACTTTTACATAGAACAAAAGCTGATGAAAAAGAATTAATCAAATACTCTAAACAAAAATACAATAATCCAAAGTGGAAATTATTACATGATCCATTTACTACTTTAGCTATTATATTAATTAAAATATCATTAGAACAAAAAGATTATATTTCAGCTCTATCAGTTTTTAATTTAATGTCTATTAGAACATATACTAATACAATGCATACATTTATTAAATACTGCAATTCTACATATTTTAAATCAGCTTTAAATATGTTAGCAAAAAGTCACTTATTCAATTTAAAACATACAATTCCTTCTAGTATTATTTATCTATCAAATCAATTATTTCAAAAATATAAAACTGATATTGAAATAGATAATATACCGCAAATCATAAAAATGGTAATGGAAATAAGAACTAGATTTTTTCAATCGGTCAGAAGCTTCGCAGAAAAATATTACAAAGTATCCAAAGATGGAGAAGGTCTAATTAAGAGCGAAGAAGAAAAAGATTATGTTCAGTCGTATGAAAAAGATCTTCAAAAAATAATTTCAGATACTGCAAGAAATATTACTGTATATGGACATATTGATTCTGAAGTTTTAGATCTTACTCAAAAATTAACTAAGTTCAATAAAGATCTGTCAAGCAAATATATTTATGCTTTAAATAATCCATCATTTACTAATTCTATAATTGATGCATTGTATCTATTATTAAAACCAATGAATGATTTTTCTATAATGCAAAAATCTGATTATTTAGATTATATTAAAAACTTAATGTCTGTTAAAGTAAGTAAGCAACCTGTATATTTTAAAAAAATTATTACAGAAATTCATAATAATATAATATCTAAATTGAAATTGGAAAAGTGGTATAATAATTTATCTGTTCAGTCTCAGGCTTTATCAAGGAGTTTTATAGCTTATTATTTAGCTTTGTATATCAAGAATTTCATTTTCACTAAATAAGAGATTCTGCTTTTTCAGCGTAATATTGACAATCTTCATTTACTATTGATGCATATTCATTCATAGTGGTTGCTTCTGTTGCAGCTGCTTGTAAATCATCACCTATAGATTGTACGTCTTGTTGTTGTTGTAAATTGGCAGATGAATAATTAAAAAATGAATCTGCTAGTTGTTGAATTGTATTATCAGCTTGTGTTGTTTGATTTAATGTTTCAGTTATACTAGATACAGAGTTATTTAAATTTTCAATTCCATCAGAAATATCAGAAGATGCTGTTGAACTGTCACCACGTTTTAAATTTTCTTGAGCTGAATTAAATGAGCTTTGAGCAGAGTCAATAGTTTGAGAAGCATTTCCTGAGGAAGTATCTGCAGAATTTGTTTGAATAGTTGCATCATTTACTGATTCTTGTGCTAATGAAATACTATCAAAATCACCTACAGGAATATCTCCATATCTATTTTGTAATCCGCTCATTTTGGCTAAAGCATTAAGAAGATTGGCTGTTATTATTTGTGAACTTAAAGAAATATTATCATTGTAAGCTTTTATTATATCTACTCCATCAGAGATTGATTCTGTTGTTGATCCATTTCTATCAATGAATCTTTTAATATTAATTCGACCTCTATTATTTTGAGCATCTTCTAATTTTCTTTCTGAGTCAGTATTACCTTGGGAAGCTTCTTCTGCCCATTCTGTTTCTTGGGCTGTACTATTTGTAGTAGTATTGCCATTGTTTAAAGCATTTTGTACCGATGTATTTTGTTGTTGCTTTGATCTTTTTTCTTCTGTGGTAGCTGATTCTGTATTTCCTGAACTTGGACTGTTAACGGATTCCACTGAATGATCATGAATAATTTTTTCATCTCGTAAAGCATGAATTAAATTATTTGTATCTGGAGTTTCTTTTTCAGATCCTTGTTTAGCATGTACTAAAGTAGAATAAAGATCTCCAAAAGATATTCTGATATCAACTGTACCAGGTCTATTATTCCAAGCAATATCATTATTATCTCCGCCTTTAATAATAGAAATAGTTTTAACATATCCAGCTTCTAATCTAAATAATCCAGGAACTTTTACTCTACATACTAACGGCCAACTATAAGTATTTCCATCAGAACTAAATGGTGTAACAAAAGCTGAAAATAATGCTATTGGACCAACTATATATTTATTATGATAATTGTCATCAGCTGGATATAAATTATATAATCTTACTTGTACATCATAACTGACATCATAACTACTTGATTTCCAAATCATTGGAAAATTTAAACGACCACCACCTAATAAAGCTGAAGCTACTTGAACTCCTTTATTTAACATACTACTTGCCGCATTACCAGCACTTTCTCCTAATTGAGATTTCATATAATCTTTTGCAGATTTACCAGCAGCTTTTCTAGCATCTTCTGTAACTTTTTGTATTTTAGTATATCCCCCAAATAATTGTGATATTTCTTGAGCTGCTGGAGATACAGCACTTTGAACAGAAGCCAATATACTAGGAGCAAATTCATTAGAAAAAGTTTCAGAAAAAGGAGAAATATTTTGATAGCAAACTTTTATAGTTCTCATAGGACCGGGACCTCCTCCATTCATAGATGAGGAATTTTTTAATTGAAATCCAAGATCTTTTAATCTAGCTTCTAATGAATCATCATCTCCAGAAAATGCAGGAGATAAATTAAAAATTTCTAAGCTCTCGCTAAATCTTGCTCTACATGGTTCTATTTCCATAATAGGAAAAAGTTTTTTGACTAAACTATAACCTTTATCATAAGAACTAGCATTAAACCCAGGAAGCTCATCATCTGCTACTGGAGGTAAACCTATAATCTCTGGAAGTACAGTCATGTTTTAATTATCCTTATTATTTAAAATTACCAGAATTAATATCATCTAGTGAATCTATAAATTTTCTAGGTACTATAGAACTATCAGAATTCGAACCAGAATTATTTACTGTATTATTATTTATAATATTAGAAGTAGTATCTACAATTTTATTGAATGCTGAAGTAGTAGCCATTGCACTTTCATGTAATTTACCACCTAAATCAGAATTCATTTGTTGCAATGCACCAGCAACTATAGCTGTAGTTGCTGTTCCGAAGTTAACCATTATTTGTTTAACTTTATCTGTGTTAATAGATTTGACTATTTCCTTAATATCAATTTCAGCCATTGTTCCAGTAATTACTTGCATTGTTGATGTATAAAAATCAATAGCTGAGTTTTTCATATCTTTTATTATTGATTTCTTTCCAGCCAATTCTTGTAGAACATCATTACTTATGATACTAGAACCGATTCTTTTTAAATATGATTTAGCAGTATTTATTTTTACATTTTCTAAAAACATTTTATCAACAACTGGACCATATTTATTTCTTAATTTCATCCATTCATTTTTTTCTGTTACTTTTTGAACACGTTCTTTATCTAATGTATTAACTTTACTAAATAAATAACTTTCACCGAAATGTATATCAGAAGATTTATCTGATAAGGCAGTAATAATAGATCCTAAATCTTTTAACAATCCTATAGAGTAAGCTCCGATCATTCTTAATGCAGTAATACCAGGAGATGATGATGGATTTTTAAGAACATTTTTAACTCCCCCAATTGCTCCTTTTCCAGATATTTCATTCATAGTTGGAGCAAGTATTCCAGATCCTAAAGCTTTAATTGCGGAAGCCCCTGCATTCATTACAAGAGTTGTACTCAATACTTGCTTAGTAGTATTTAATTTTTGTTTAGTAGATATAGTATTTAATTTAGTATCATATAATTTATCTGATTTTTGTCTTTCTTTTTTTTCTATGGCTTGTTTTTGAATTTGTTGAGCATCAGCCAAACCTTTAGTTTTCATTTTTTCTTGATAAACTGGAGTTATAGATGTTATTCTTTCTGAAGTAGATTTTTCTTCTTGATTTAATTGACCTAATAAAGATCTCATAATTGAAATTTTAGATTCTAAATTTTCTTTTTCTCCACCTTTAGATTTATTAGCTTCATCTACTGCAGTACTAAAATCTAATTTAGTTTCTTCTTTTAATTTAGAAATATATTTAGCTCGTTCTTCCAATTTTGGTAAATCTGAAAGCTGTCCCAAAGTAGAAATTCTTTTAATAGAACGATTTCTTTCCTCTACATAATTTCGAGCGTATGAAGATTTGTCATTTATTCTTTCTTTAGACCAATCTTCTGGAGTTTCAGGTCCACCTTTAAATAACCCCATACCCTTAAATAAATTTTCAAATGTTTTTGTTACTGCAGGAAGTTTACCAATTTGATAACCTAAAAAAGTAGCTGCACCAATTAACATCGGACCCCAGGCCCAAGGTCCAGCTCCGGCAATTGCACCTATAACAGATCTACCTAATACTGCACCTTTTTTCATTTTATCAAATGTTCCAGCAAATCCACCTAAACTCTTCCAGCCCCAACCAAGTAATTTCGGAATACCTTTAATACCCAAATTAAACAAACCTTTTAATAGTAAAGGGGAAGCTGCAATTA